ATAATTAAAACAGACCATCCCGTTGACCTCACCGGAATGGCCGCTTACGTAAAAAGGAAGTAGAAAATGGACAGCCAGAACAATAAAGAAGAACCAAAGTTATTCACGTTCACCGTACCGGGCAAGCCGCAGGGCAAAGCCCGGGCGAGAACATTCCACAACAGCAAGAGCGATAAAATGAGCAGCGTAACACCTGAAAAGACGGTGCTGTACGAAAACCTGATCAAGACCTGTTTCCAACAGAAATACGGACAGAAACGGTTTTCGGATGATGCGTATGTAGCTGCTAATATCTTAGCTTTCTTCGAACCGCCTAAGAGCATCTCGAAGAAGAAAAGGGAAGACATGCTGACAGGGAAGATCTGGCCGGCAAAGAAGCCGGACAGTGACAACATCGCAAAGGTTGTGCTGGATGCCCTGAACGGCATCGCATACCATGATGATACGCAGATCATAAAACTGAGCGTCACAAAGGCGTACAAAGAGGAAGCGTATTTAAGCGTTACGCTGATGGAACTTAAGTAATATACAGGAAAGGCAGGTGTCCGGCATGGGGCGTGGTGCTCCTAACAAAAAAGGACTCAGTTACTTTCCGAAGATGATTGATTTTTACGAAGACGATAAGGTCTTCGATCTCCTGGACCGATATGGTCCACTGGGAGTGACTGTATATGACTGCATTCTGTGCATCGTAT